GGTTCCCGAGCTTTCCTGCCCGGGCAATCCTCCGGCGGTGGCACTGGCTCAGCAGTTCAATATCCGGCTGGTTTTGATGCCTTCGGAGCGAAGCCAAGACGCAATCGACACGCTACTAAATCAATTCGGGTCAGATGTCCGCAAGTGCATTTGCACCCCGGCTAGCTCTTGGCACACGTTCGACGGCAACGCTTTGTTTGCTACCTTCGGGACCAAGATTAACTTTACATCCGACGGCGGTATCGACGGGGCAAACATGCAGTTGATTGTGACCTATCGAGTCGATGAAGACGATCCGACGGTGAGGCGATGATAATCGACATCCAGGCACACGAAGAAAAATCGAAGCTAGCAGCCGAGCGGGTAATCAACTACGCCGACGGACTAGAGAAAGCTTTTAGCAATCGCATCGAGGAAGCCACCAAGGAAACAAGGCGGCGAACCGAACGCGAAATACAGACAGCAATGGCCGTCGAGCGGGCCGAGGAATTGAGGGCCTTTTGCGTCGACGAAAAGCTAATCGACAACGTACTGGCCAAGGAATCGATTCTGAAAATCGACGACACGTTTACCGTACCGCTTCGGGCATTCAAAGCACGCCAAACCGTCGAAGGCGTCGAGATTGAATTCGTTCGAGGCACCCCGGCGATGGTATTCGATGGGGCTTTCGGGCCGAAGATTCCGAAGCTCGGCAAAAACATTTACAAGCGACTCGGACGGGCTCGATTCCCAATCCAGAAACTAAGAGACTTGCAAGCAACCAAGATCGAGGGCGTCAAAGATGCTTTTGATCGCGGGGCGGCTCAAGCTAAATCGATAATGACCCGCAAGCTCAAAGAAGCCAAACAGGACGCAAACGACATACTCGGAAGGGACAAATATGTTACTTAGAAAAAAGACCGTTTTGGGTGCTAAGATCGAATCGACCGTAGGGACAGCCGAAACCATCGCGGCAGCGGATTGCACGGTCAATGCTTATGACCTTACGATTAACCCCGAATTTCCTTTTGAGGAGCGACAAGGGCAAGGCGGTTTCGGTCGCTTGTCGTCCGTTCCAGGGGCCAGAATCGGCAGGGCTACATTCTCGGTCGACTTGGCCTATGATGGTTCGGCAGTCCCGGCATGGGCCAGCACTTTCCTCCCGGCTTGCGGTGTGGTTCTCTCGACGGCAACCTACTTCCCAAAAACCGAAGTTCCGGCATCGGGCAGCAGCGTAAAGACCCTCACAATTGCGGGGTTCTTCGATGGGGTCCGGCGGCGTATTTACGGGGCAGTCGGTAATGCCCGGTTCATCCTGCCGACCGGTAGAATGGGGCGGGTCGAATTTGACTTCCAAGGGGTCTACGGTGACGAAGCAGACGATGCGATTCCAAGTTCGATCAACTACGTCAACACGCTACCGCTTCGCGTTGCAGGCGGTGCTACGTCTTGGGCGTCGACGAACATCTGCCTTGAATCGGCAACGATCGATCTGGGCAACGTGATTACCGCTAGGGAATGCTCGACCTCGGCGGCAGGGGTCGATAGCTTTGTTATCACGGATCGCAATCCGCGAATTACTGGCAATCCTGAATCCAAGTTGATTGCCACTCAAAACCGATACAGCCAATTCCGCGACGGGACAGAGGCTAGCCTTTCGTTTACTATCGCGGGACCAACAACCTCAACGCTTGTATTTACAATGCCCAAGGCCCAACTAGTAGCCAAGCCAATGGGCGAGCGAAACGGTATTATGACCGATCAACTCGAATGGCAAGCAAACAAGAACGTAGACGCTTCGGACCAAGAATTTTCAATCGCTTTCAACCATGCAGCCTAGTACATTCACAGACAAAATCGACGGGTGTGATATTGAGTTTACCTTGAATCGCCTCAAGTTCCGAAAGACCGAACAGGTCTTGGGGCTTATCAGCGATTTCAGGGAATCGACTGAGCCAAAGAAGCAGATGGCAGCAATCCGCGAAGCCGTCTCGATTTGCTTGGCCGGTTGGAGTCTCGACAAGCCCATAAGCGATTGGGACGAAGAAATCGAAGTTGCCGACGCGGTGAAGCTTGTCAGTTGTTGCCTGCGCGGCAACTCGGCTAGCGAAGGTGATAAAAAAAAATAAGGACAGCCGCATTCATCCGATGCGGCGAACTATGCAAGTCTTGCACTCGAAATCAATGCAACAACAAGCCAAGCAACGACCTCCCGTTGATGCTAGCCTGTCCAGGTTGCGACGAATCTGGGTGCGATGCTTGCGATGGTCGAGGTTATTTTGAGATTGTCGATTGCCCAAAGGATTACGTAGGGCATCGAGTCAGTACAGCGGCTAACCTTGCGGCTTGGGTCTCGAAAGGGGTCTTGCCAGAGGCAGGCGGGATTTACGATCAAGACGCTTGGTTTGTTTCGGTGCAAAATGCACTCGAAGCAGACGTAAACCGAATCGAAGAACAAAGGCGGAAAAATGGCTGACGTGGAAGTGACACTTGGAGCAAAAAACGAAGCTTCGGCGGTGTTGCGTCAGTTCTCGACCGAAGTGACGCAAACGGCTCAGCAAGTCGAATTTTCGATCCGTGGCCTAGCTCAATTGGCAGGCGTGACGGCAGCGGTGATTGGAATCGTCGAAGCGGGGCGGGCCATTGTGGGCTTTGCATCGTCTTCGGTCGCAGCGTTCGATGACCTTAACCGCTCATCGATCAAACTTGCCGAGACTGTCGCTCTAATCCCAGGGGCAGGCAAGGCGGCATCGGATGAAATGGTCAAGGTTGCCAATAGCCTTGAGCGACTGACCAACGTCGATTCGGGACGCATTCAAGACCAAATGGCTCAAGCATTGCGGCGCGGCGAAACCACTGAGCAAGTAGACGACTTAGCGAAAGCGGCTTTAGGTTTATCGCGAGTATTCGATCGAGACCTATCCTCTGGCATGAGAATGGCCGAAGACGCGGTTAAAGGGAACTTTGCAGCGTTCGAGGGGCTTATCCCAAACATCAACGAACTAGCCACAGCAGAAGAACGGCTTGCGGCGGTCAGTGAACTGGCTACCAAGGGGCTGTTGAATAAGGCTGAGTCGGCAAAGCACGCAACCGAAGCAAGTGACGCGCTAAAGGTGGCGGCGCACAATCTTTACGAGGCTTTCGGGGCTTTGCTTGCCCCGGTTCGAGATGTTGTCTATCGAGGCTTTGCGGTGGCCTTCGAGTTTATTCAAGCCTCAATGATTCCGGCGATGGATGATTTTGCTCAGCATGGCAGAGACCTAGCAAACGCGATGCAAGATGTTGGCAAAACGATTGCCGAAGCTTTCGTTACTGGATTTACGGCGGCAGAGATCGCGGTGTTCAGGTTCGAGGATGTGCTTGAGGTGATTTCGGCATCGGTACTGCTTTCGGCGAACAAGATTTACAACGATGTAGTGTTTGTGTTCGACGGCTTGCTGGCTAGGGCGAATTGGTTTGTTGACGCATACGCAAAGCTCCTATCAGGGCGGTTTACCTTCGAGGATGTCCTAAAGGAAATGCCAGCCTTTGGCGAAAGGGTAGTAACCGAAACCGAAAAGAGCTTGCAAGCCATTCTTGACGAGGCGGTCGGCAGCCTTGCCGAAGATTTCGACTCGAAGATCCGAGAGCGGCTAGCGGCATTGCAAGACGCGATGAAACTAGAGATCGGCATCGATTTAAAGCCAAGAGCGGGGGCGGCTAGTGCGTTGCAAGACCAGATCCGATCGCTAACAGCGTTTGAATCGCGGGTGCTTGTGCGGGGCCAGACGGATAGCCCAATCGATAAGCTAGTCAAAAACACGGCAGAGGCTAGCAAGTTGCTTTCGAGCATTGACGGGACGCTAAAGAGCCCGACGGAATCCCCGAAAGAACAGTTCCAGCTCCAGGAGATCCGCTAGATGCTCAACGATAAAATCTACAGCGTTGATCTTATGTGGAGCGGGCTAGGCGGCGATATCTCCATTACCGACAACTTCCGGCGGGCTGATGCGCGATTGCAAAAGGTATATCAAGTATTCACAACCCCCGACGCTTCTTTAAACGACGTTTTGCAAGCCCCCGGAATCCCGGCGGCTGGATCGTCGTTCGGCAACGGGTTCGATTTTGTATTCGCAGTTCAAGCAAGCCCCAAGAGGCAGAGCCCGGTTTATTGGATCGTCACAGTACCCTATGAGGGCGAAGTATCCTTCGGCTCGGGCGGGCCACAAGGCAACCAAAACAACGGCGTACAAAGCCCATTGCTAGCCCCCGCGATTATTGATTTTGACGACGTTGAAGAGGAGCTAGAAATCGACGAGGATTTCGACGGCAATCCTTTGGTGACAGCCAACGGCGAACCCGTCAACGGCATTCGGCGTAAATTTGCCGATCAAATTGTTACGATCCAAAAAAACATGCTGACTTTCTCTAGCTACGTTCAAGGGCGGTACAGGCATTCGGTCAACTCCGATACATTCCTCACGTGGCCAGCGGGTACGGCGAAAATGCAAAAGCTCCGAGCCAAGGCGGTTGCCTCCCCCGAAACTCCCTTCGGCGGCTACTACCAAGTTACGGCCGTAATTCAGTTCCGCTACCCTTACCGAACCACACCGGAAAAGGCCTGGTATTCGCGATCGCGCCATGAAGGGTACTATAAGCGGGTCGAACTACCAGGGCCTCCCGTCAACGGCGTTCAGCCTACGGCAATCGTCCGAGCAACCAGGGCGGGCGAACCAACAGCCAAGCCGGTGCTACTTGACGAACAAGGATTCCAGCTACCTGACGTAGATCCTCCGGCGCAGCAAACGGCGTTTTGGCAGGAAAAAAAGCTTTACGAACCACTCAGCTACAACGCACTAGGACTATTACCATAAGGCCAAAGAAATGAGCACGATCACAAGCGTCATTCTTCAAATTCCCGATCGATCACTGACCAATAACGACATCGCAGGCAATGCGAATATCGAGCCATCGAAGCTAGGGCAAAAAGTCCTGGCCGAATACGTGGTCCCTGTCGAGGCATTTAAGACATGGGATGCGGTCGCAAGCAATCTGCCCTCAGCGGCAGCTAGCGACGATCTAGGGCTAGTCTCAGGCACTTGGTTGACCAATCCGGCGAGGATCACGGCAGGGGATTGCAAGAACCTAGGGGCCACAACGCGAAGGGCCTATTTTTCGATTCCAATACCGCCGAATTATGACGACGGCGAAACAATTCAAGTCCGAATCCGGGCAGCGATGGAGACTACCCTAGCCTCGACGGCTTGCACGGTCGATTTAGAGGCCGTGGTGGGGTCAAGCGGCACGCCAACAGCGGATTTGGTAACTTCGGCGGCTCAGTCGATGAATAGCCTTACAGCGGCTGATTTCGACTTCATGCTAAACTCGGCCAGCGTGGACCCAGGGCAATTGCTCGAATGCCGACTGTCGATTTCATGCAATGACACCGCGACGGCTACGGCGGTGACTCCGGCGGTCTACAAAGTATCCCTACTCGCAGACACTAGGGGCTAAGCGTGGCTCAAAAGGATATCGGGTACTACAGTCCGACCCTTGCGAAACGGATTAGGGATAATTCGTTCGCATGGGAGCGCGAAAGGGCGGCAAAGCCGATCGAGATTCGGCAATCGACCCCTGACCCGATTTACTTTTACAACGCGTCGACCGAAACGATACCGGCTTATGGCTGCATCCAAAAAGTGGGCATGGAAACCATCGACGGACAGTCGATCATCAAAGTCGATCGGCCAATCGATTACACCGCTTCGGTAATGGGGCCGTTTCTTTTGAATGGGCCAGCGGAGGTGGCGGCAAACGGGCTTGGCACCGCTCAATGGGGGCCAATCTTTCGGGCCAAGAAAGACTCAGCGACCTACTCGACCGGTACGCGGATGGGGCCGGTTGAATCATCGTTCAACCTCTCAAAAGGATGCCTGTTTACGTTCATCGGTGACGATGAGCAATCCGACGACCTGATCAAGGTGATTGCTTGCGAGACGCCATTGCTGGCGGTGGCAGGATCGGGCATCGGTGCGAATAGCAGCGGGACGGTGACAGCCAAGCAACCCGCAAGCGGCAATTGGACAGCGGGGACGATAACCTATACAGCGTGGAATCCGACAGGCGTGGCGATTGCTTCGGCGGCTAGCGTCTTGCTGTTTCCGGTCGATGCTAAGTGGCTTGCAGTGGAGTTGTGCTAATGGGCGGTATAGGTCGATGCTGTTGTACTTGTGAATGCCTACCGATCGAGGACTTGCCAACCGTCACGATTAGCGGCTACACCGGCGGCGGTTGGAGCGGGAGCTGTTGCTATGAACAGACGTTCACGCCGAACAGCACGCCGAGTTGGTCGAAAAGTTGCAGTTCTTTACTTTACGAAGGCTCAGTGCTTCAGGAATGCACAACGCTCCACACAAGGCAAACCAGGGGCAGTTATCGAGGGTTCGAGTATGGGCCTCTCGGCGGCGATTGTAGCGACGTCCCAGAGGACTACTGTTGCGGCGGCAGCTACTCTCCGATAGCAGAAACGCAAAGCACGGCGGCGTATACAGACAACGCTTTTATGGCGGTTTGGCGCAGAGCAAAAAGTATCGTCGTTCGCATAAGCCAGGAAGAGGTTGACTGCGAAGGTGTTGAGGGTCAAACCGGCGGATGCAAGATCGTTATCCGGTCTCGGTTCAATTACGAGTACGAAACGGCGATCTACCAAAACGGATTAACAAGCGGATCCCAAACGGTGACAATGCTCAATACCGACTGCTTCGAGGTTAATCCGGATTACGAAATCACGATAGGGGCAGGCAGTCCGATCACTTGCAGCGACGTACCAGCTAACCCACCATCGTCTAGCGGCTCGAATTTATGCCGAAACTCAGGTGTGTTCGGCTTTGATCGAGTCCGCTACTACGACGAAATGCCGACCGGGGCGATTAGCTTTACAAACGCCGAAATCCCAGGTTGTCAAGCTAGCTCTTGCAATTATGAACCGTACAACTACGCAAGCTCGGTCTGCATTAACTCACCATCTAGCCCATCTGCCCTTACAGGGTGCTTTTTCAACGAGCCTTGCTATTGCACCGATGAAGTCACCTCGGGCGGGCCTATCATCGAATCCGAAGCGGAGAACTGCTTTAATGATGGCCTAGGGCAAACCCCAAACGTGACAGATATCGATGGGTGCTTCGACGACCCTTGCATCCCGGCGGTATCTTGCACGACGAATTTAACGATATGCGCGACCCCTGAATATGAATGCCCCGGGACGGCGTTTTCGGTCAACTGCCTTAATTTTCAGATCAACCCAGAGAATGAAGCAACTTGTTTTAGGCCGGGCGTAGGCTTTCCCTTCGGCGATTTCTTGGCTTGCGGTTGCGGGATTAGCGTAGGCGGTGCGGGCGAAACAGAGCCTCCCTATTTCGATACGTCGGATTGTTTTGTAGGCAATTGCAACGAGGCTTGCTGCGATTTTCTCGACGATTGCGAATGCTGCCTGCCCGATGGCCGATGCTTGCCTAAGTTCGCTCAAAAGTGGAATCAAACAGTTACCGCCCACACTCGGACCCAAACGTGTTCGGGTTTCTCAAGTCAATCAGTCTGCACAGGGGCTCCATCGTGGACAATCAATCTAGCCTAAACATCAACATGGATGGAACGCCATTTACCCCCGGGGCTGCGCCACAACCCAGGACGTTTACGATCACGATGCAGGGCGATCCACCGCCGACGATGAGCCAAGAGCAAGTCAACGCGAAGCGGATCGAGAGAACAATCAAGCAGGGCCAATTCGCTTGGACCAAGCTTCACTCCTATCGCGGTTGCGATCCTCAGTGGCTCGACATCTGGCAATACCTAATCCCGCAGCGGTGCGACTGCAAGGACGGCTACCAGCGGATCCTTGCCGAGATACCCCCCGACTTCTCATCCCCCGAAGCATTTTTCGCATGGGGCGTTCGGCTCCACAACGCCGTCAACGCGAAGCTTGGCAAGCCCGAAATCACGATCGAAGAAGCCTTATCTATTTGGAGAAAATCAGATGGGTTGGAAATTGAAGCGGATATCGAACAACGTCCATGAAATAACGATCGATTTAAGCCGGAACAAAGACTGGGAACAATGGGTATTGCTCCGGTCAGATGTTCACCACGACAACCCGAAATGCGACCAAGACCTAGAGCGGCAGCACTTACAGGAGGCTGTCGAGTACGACGCACCAATCATCGACAACGGCGATCTATTCTGCGCGATGCAAGGCCGGTGGGATAAGCGAGCGGATAAATCAGCACTCAGGCCAGAGCATCAAGGAAGCAATTATTTCGATTTGCTGGTTGAAACAGCGGCGGACTTCTACGGGCCGTTCAAGAGCCACATAGCGGTACTTGGCAGGGGGAACCATGAGACGGCAATGACCAAGGCCCACGAGACGGACCTGACGGATAGATTGGCATCGCGCCTAAGGCATCGCGGCGGTATCGCTGAGGCTAGCGGGTACGGCGGTTGGGTTATCTTCCGGTTTGCGGACCCGAATCAAACAGGGGGCAAGGCGATCAAAGATACAGTGACCCTTTACCACTACCACGGGACGGGCGGCGGCGGGCCAGTGACGCGCGGAACGATCCAAACCAATCGCCTAGCGGTTATCACCCCTGATGCAAACATTATCTTGAGCGGGCATACTCACGATGAATGGCAGCTACCCATTCCCAGGCAGCGGATTTCGACCAACGGGGTAATCTTCCACGATGAGCAACTGCACATTCGGCCACCAGGGTACAAAGATGCATGGGGCAACGGTGAGGGCGGTTTCGAGGTCGAGCGAATGCTAGGCGTGAAAAACATAGGGGCGGCTTGGCTTAAGTTTTGGTGGGACTACAAAAGCTATTGCGTTCGGTACGATTCGCAGAGGGCGAAATAGTGAAAGCCATAATCCGCAAGCAAACATGGGTATTCCGCGACGACACAAGGCCGGATGAATTCGGGTACTGTGACTTGGAGGGCGATCGGGGCCAGCCTAAAACGATCGGCATCCGCTCGGGTCTCGATGAGGGGCAAGACCTCGATACAACGCTTCACGAATGCTTGCACGCAGCTATGCCAGACCTGTCGGAGGATGCGGTGACGGAAATAGCAAGCGACCTAGCCAGGGTGCTTTTGGCTCGTGGTTTCGGGCGATCCTAGCCGCCTAGCCAAAAAAACCACAATCTTTTTTCCCTGCGTTTTCATTGGCAAAACGCATGTTTCGGGAAAAACTTCGATATCTTTATCGGAAAAGGTGTTGATCTTTATTCGGAGTGGCGATAATATACACACGTCAGCAACAACGCTGACGCAAACCACTAACCGGAGACGATGAAAAATGCAAACGACGATCCGAATCGAAGACGCGAACAACGAAACGCAAACCCGAGGCGTATTCAAGAACGCCGACGGAACCTACACCGCGATGACCTTCACCCAGAGCAAGGACTTCAAGACCCTTAGGGGTGCTCAAAAGTGGCTCGAAGTCCGAACCGCAACCTAGCCCACTAACCAGCCGACAACGGCGAAACCCTTCGGGGTCTTTTTACTCACACCTTTTTGGAGACGATGAACGATGGCACTAATGGTAATCAAAGAGCGGTCGACGGGCATGTACCTTGCGGCTGATTTTCGCAAAGTCGCTTTTGTCGACGCCGAGCGGGTAGCGGATGAAAACAATGCTACTTGGCTTTCGACTCATGACGACTTCGATCTTTCTGTCCTCGCAAGTGCCTCTCTAGCTAGCGATCAGTTCGAGGTGCTCGACCTTAGCGGGTGCGAGTAATGAAACCTTGCACCAAATGCCGAACCACCAAGCCCCTGTGCGAGTTCCGTAAATCCAACCGGACTCGCGACGGGCTCGACACTCAATGCAAAGCCTGCCGGAAGGCGAAAGCCAAGACGACAGAGGCCAGGAACAACCCATCGACGCGGGTTAATTGGGCACGCGGGACGATGGCCAAATTACACTTAACCGAGAGGGATTATTCGTGAAAAAAACTGACGACGAACTGCTTGACGATATTCGGCAGGCGGCTCTAGCGATTCGTGACGCAAGCGACGAGATCCCGCTAATCGGCTCGATGACGATTGCGGAGATCACGCAAATCGAGAGCCATGCTAACGCACTGGCGATCTACTGCAAGCTCCTGCGGCAGCGGCTCGAAGCAACGCAACCAACACTAACTGAAAGGGATTAATCGTGAAGAATTTCAATTCTATCATCGTGCGCCAGGCATCGGACGATTTCTATGCATTTCAGACAGCACAGGCAATGCAGTCTTTGCCGAACGTTGAGGTGGTGTCGATCGTTTTTCAGGATCGCGAACCAATCATGCACGGGCAGCCGCGAGGCTTTTGGCACGTTTTTGCTAAGTTTGCGAGCGGCCAAATAACGACAGATCAAATTGACGAGGCGATCGACATCGCTTTGACCCAAGACCCGGCAATTCAACACTTACGCAAAACACTAGCGGAGGGCGAATAATGGCATTGCATTCAGCGAACGAACTTAGGGCAATCGCGGAGCTTTTGGACGCCATGACAAAATTCGAATCCGACTATACGCACCCTTTGACTTTGTCCGGAAGCCTTGATGTCTTAGGCGAAGACGGATCTACCAGGGCGGGTCAACTGCAAATTAGCGATGGAGTCTGGCGATACGTACCGACAACACAGGAGACCAAGGAAAATGAGTAGCGACAAAATACCGGGCGTACCGGAGGGCTGGGAGTTGGTCAGGATCGGCAAACCTGAGATTGGCGAATGGTTTATTGACGGGCTAGGCGATCTCGTTCAAGCGATCGACGACAAGCACTTTCATGGATGCGCCATCATTCGCAAGATCGAGAAGCCCGCGAAGTATCGACAGTTTAAGGATGCGGAAGAATTCAAGCCGCACAGGGATCGATGGTGGAGATACAACGACTCTGAGGATTCGGAGCACGTTCAGCCACCAGCGGCATACAGCAAGATCGGGCCAATGGGCAGCAACTGGGAACAAGCTTTTATGGGTCGAGTTTTCGACGACGGAACCCCCTTTGGAGTGAAGATCGATGAATAACACAGTCAACGTCAACACAACGCAGCCAGCCGACTGGGCCGAATTCATACGCAATGCGGCATCGGTCGAGGGCATTGAGCTTTCGGCGTTCTACGGTTTCGCGGCGGTTGATCGGGCCATTAGGGTGCTAGCGATGGACCCGGCCAAAGCATGGGCCAAGCTCAGCGAACGAAAGCGAGGGCGTCCGGTCCGATACGACCCTGCGAAAGCTCCAACGGTCAAACGAAAGCGAGGGCGGAAAGATGCGTGAGTTTTATTTGCTGGTTGTGGCTCGGCGGCTTAATGGAGATCCGGACACGATGAGCCGGGTGGCCAAGTGCAGCTACGACCAGCCATCAAGCGTGGCTAGCGTAGCTGGCTCGGCTGCAGTAGGCGATGCGGCTTGGTGGCAACTTGAGGTTTTTGACAACCCGGTGCCGTCGATGATGGATATTTTTTTCGTATCGCCAAAAGTCGATCCGGGCGTTAGGGCGGCTGAGGTTCTGGCCGAGCGATTCGAGACAGATTTGAACCTCGCAAGCAAGCATCGGTGGAGGGTCGACAACTGCGGCCCCATCGACGCCGAAGACGCGGC